AGAGGCTAAAAAGAAATACAAGGTTTGGCCTAGTGCGTATGCTTCAGGTTGGTTGACTAAAGAGTATAAAAAGCGTGGTGGAACCTATGAGTAAAACCAAAGGCGGTCTTACTAAATGGTTTAAAGAAGATTGGGTGGACGTTAAAACGGGTAAGCCTTGTGGTCGTAAGTCAGCTACCAAGAGTAAACGTCCTTACCCTTCTTGTAGACCTAAAGCGGTTGCAGCTAAAATGACAGCTGCTGAAAAGAAGTCTTCAGCTAAACGCAAAACCGGACCTGCTAAAATTAAACACGCAGTTACTGCTTCAGGGAGACGTAGAAAAAAGTGAGTTACGAAACTAAAGTAAAGCAAGCTTTAGATATATGTTTAAACAAAAACTACTTTAAAGGAAACGATAAAGAAACAGCCATAGTAATGTACTCAGGTGGTATGGACAGTGTGTCATTACTATGGAATCTTTTGGAACATACAGAACAAGACATACACGTACACTCAATACACATAGACAACTCTGAAGGCCGTGTTAAAGCAGAAGCAAAAGCTATAGAGAGCACGATCAACTACATGAGAAAGAACCAAAGACCCTTTGAGTTCTCTTCTTCGGTGTACTCTTGGAAAGCTAAGTATCCAGGTGGTAAGGACATGGTGCTTGCACTATTCCAAGCTATGAGGACTGCTTCTGGTTTAGGTAAAGCTTTTAACATTGTTTATACAGGTGACTACAACATAGGTAGAGACGAAGGTGCTGAAGCACAAGGTGTGTTAAATGCACTATGTACTACACGACGTGTTAAGCCTATTTGGTTAGCACCTTTTGAACACATGACGTACAACTCTGTAGAACGTAGCAAAGGTATCTACTTAAGTATGCCTGAAGAGTTACGTGAGATGTACTGGTCCTGTAGACATCCTACCGATGCTTTAGGTGGGTTTATTGTCTGTGGTGACTGCCACGCTTGTGAACGACAACAAGCAATGCAAGAAAGTATAAAAAAAGACTTGACAAACAACTAAAAATATGCTATACTATTACTATAGTTAAACATTAGAGGAAACTATGACTCCTGAGCTTGAAACTTATTTTAATAATTATAACGAACTCTTTAACCACGAAGGTTTCAAACAACTCATTCAAGAACTTTCTACTAACGCTACTCAGCTTGCTGATATTCAAACAGTAAAAGATATAGAAGATCTACATTATCGTAAAGGACAAGTAGCTGCCTTCGCAACTATTATTAATTTACAAAACACTATTACTGCTGCTAGAGAACAAGCTGAAGCAGAAGAAGAAGAACCTTTAGATGTTTAAAGTCTACGACTTCCGTTGTACTAACGGACATGTCTTTGAAGAATTCGTAAAGCCTGACGTCACAACTAGTAGGTGTGGTTGTGGCGCTAACGCTAAACGATTGGTTTCTGCCCCATCTTTCCACCTTGACGGTGCTTCTGGAGATTTTCCAGGTCAGCATATGAAATGGGTTAGGGAACATGAAAAAGCAGGCCGTAATAAAAAAGAGGACGCCTAACGGCTAATCCTTTCTACATTAATCTCCATAACCATAATAAAAGGCGGAGCAGTTTAATATGTCAAGAGCGACACTAATTGACGAGCGTATTGAAGACGACTCAACAACTACTGATCTTGAAGCTCAAGCGTTTGATGAGCCAACTCAAGAAAAACCTATACCGAAAGCCAAACCTAAAGAAGAAGACTTACCTGATAAGTACCAAGGAAAGTCAGTACAAGAAATTGTACAGATGCACCAAGAAGCTGAAAAGATGCTTGGTCGTCAGTCTTCCGAAGTTGGCGAGTTACGTAAGGTAGTAGACGACTTCATACATACACAACTCGAACAAAAAAACACACCTGTTCAACAGCCCGTTGACGAAGATGACGACATTGATTTCTTTACTGATCCAAAATCAGCCGTTAGTAAAGCTATTGAGAATCATCCTAAGATTAAAGAAGCGCAGGAATACACTACTCAGTACAAGAAGCAAACCGCACTTGCACAACTACAGTCAGAACATCCTGACATGCAAGACATACTAGGTGACGCTAAATTTGCTGAGTGGATTAAGGCTTCTAAATATAGGACTCAGATGTTTGTAGCAGCAGACCAGGAATATGACTATGACGCTGCTAACGAGTTGTTCAGTCTTTGGAAAGAGCGTAACCAAATGGTTAAGCAGACAGCCAAAGTAGAACGAACAGCACGTAAACAATCTCTCAAAGCTGCAACTACCGGAACTGCTAGAGGAACAGCAGAGCGATCTCGTAAGAAGACTTATCGTCGGGCTGACATAATTAAACTTATGCGAACCGACCCTGAACGCTATCAGTCTATGTCAGACGAAATATTTAAGGCGTACCAAGAGGGTCGAGTTAAGTAGCCTAATTATCAAGGAGATTTATCATGGCTGGCGAAACCTCTGGAACTTATTTTACAGCGAATGCTGTAGTTGACAAAACTGCTGCTGGTACTTTCATCCCAGAAATCTGGAGTGATGAAGTAATTGCAGCTTACCAAAAGAACCTCAAGCTTGCACCTCTTGTAAAGCGTATCCAAATGTCTGGTAAGAAAGGTGATGTAATTCACATTCCTAAGCCAACACGTGGATCTGCTTCTGCAAAAGCTGAAGCTACTGCGGTAACAATCCAAGCAAACCTAGAGTCAGAACTGCAGATTGCTGTTGACCGTCACTTCGAGTACTCACGTCTTATCGAAGACATCGTCGAAGTACAGGCGCTTAACAGCCTCCGTCAGTTCTACACTGAAGACGCTGGCTACCAGCTTGCTCTTAAGGTAGACACTGACTTGCACTCAGCAGGTACTGGCTTTGGTAACGGTGGTTCAATCGTGTACTCTGGTTCAGTAGCTCCTACTGACTACCAGCACACTGGTTGTTTCTTCAACGACAACGGTACAACTACTCAGTACACTGACGACACGCTTGTTTCTGGTGACGACTTTACTGATGCGTTCTTCCGTGACATGATTCAGAAGATGGACGACAACGACGTTCCTATGGAAAACCGTTGCCTTGTTATTCCACCTGCGACTCGTAATGCTATCATGGGCATTGATCGCTATGTGTCTTCTGACTTCGTAAGCGGTCAGTCAGTTAACTCTGGCCTTATCGGTAACTTGTACGGTGTAGACATCTACGTGTCTTCTAACTGTGCAACTATCGAAGCTGCTGGTGATAACACTGCAGGAACCGTTGATACACGTGCCGCTCTTCTCTTCCACAAAGACGCAATTGTCATGGCAGAGCAAATGGCTGTACGTTCACAAACCCAGTACAAGCAGGAGTACCTCTCAACTCTGTACACTGCTGACACTTTGTATGGTGTTCAGGTATATCGTCCTGAAGCTGGTTTCGTTCTCGCAGTACCTTCTGCATAAGAACGACAAGAGGGGTCAGCAATGGCCCCTTTTTCCTTTCTCCTCCGTTTTTCTGCAATAGGACTTTCCGATGTCGAACTATACTAAGACTACAGACTTTGAAGCGAAGGACTCGTTACCTACAGGCGACTCAGGAAAGATCATCCGTGGCGCTGAATTTGAAACAGAGTTCGATGCAATCTCTACTGCTATTGCAACCAAAGCTGACACAGCAGGTCCGACCTTTACAGGTACGTTGACCTTTGAAACTATTTCTGACGGAACCATTGGTGTCACTGCGTTTGTTGACGAAGACAACATGGCATCTAACAGCGCAACCTTGGTTCCTACACAGCAGTCCGTAAAAGCGTACGTTGACTCTGTAACAACAGAACTTAATGCTCAAGACCTTGACTTCCAGGCTGACTCAGGCGGCGCACTAAACATTGATTTAGATACTGAGACCATGACGTTTACTGGTGGTACTGGTATTGATACGTCTGGATCAGGTAATACTGTTACTTTTGATATTGACTCTACTGTTACAACCCTAACAGGCACACAAACGCTTACTAATAAAACACTTACTGCACCTGTTATCTCCGGCAACTTAACTACAGACGGAACCATTGATGGCCGTGATGTTGCTACAGACGGTGCCAAGTTAGACGGCATAGAAGCGGGTGCTACTGCTGACCAGACTGACGCTGAGATCAGAGCCGCTGTAGAAGCAGCGACTGACTCCAACGTATTTACAGACGCAGACCATACAAAGTTAGACGGTATAGAAGCCAGCGCAACGGCAGACCAAACCGACGCTGAAATAAGAGCAGCCGTAGAAGCTGCTACCGACTCTAATGTTTTCACTGACGCAGATCACACAAAGCTAGACGGCATTGAGGCTAGTGCTACAGCAGATCAAACAGATGCTGAGATTAGAGCCGCAGTAGAAGCCGCTACGGACTCCAATGTATTTACCGATGCTGACCACACTAAACTGGACGGTATTGAAGCCTTAGCAGACGTAACGGACACAACTAATGTTACTGCTGCTGGTGCTTTGATGGACTCAGAGCTAACTAACCTAACTGCTGTCAAGTCTCTGGATCAAGGCGTTGCTACTACTGACACTCCAACCTTTGCAGGTCTGACCACTACAGCAAACGTGTCTTTTGGCGACAACGACAAAGCTATCTTCGGTGCTGGCTCTGATCTACAGATTTATCATGATGGTTCTAATAGTTGGATACATGACGGAGGCACTGGCAACTTAAACATCGAAGGGCGCAATATCTTCATAATAGGCGCAAACACCGACACAAATTTAGCTGGATTTATCGACGGCGCTGAAGCTCGTCTGTACTACAACGGTTCACAGAAACTAGCCACAACCTCCACAGGCATCGACGTAACTGGCACAGCCACGATGGATGGGCTTAGTGTAGATGGTGGAAACTCTATAGTTTTAAATGCGGCATCTACTCCTGACTATTTAGAGTTACGCCAAGACACTGCGACTGCCATTATCACAGCAGGTAATGATAGCGCTGGCTCTGGCGCTATGGCTCTACAGTCTACCTCTGGCGGTACTGCTTATGATAGGTTAGGTATAGCCTCCAACGGAGACATTAGCTTCTACGAGGACACTGGCACGACTGCGAAGTTCTTCTGGGATAGTTCTGCGGAGTCGTTGGGTATCGGCACTAGTTCTCCGTCTGCTCCGTTATCAGTAGGGTCTGTATCGGGCGATACATATGCCGTCTTCGACAATGGAGCTAAAGCACGGTTAACCTTTAATGGCGATGCTTCTGCCTTCAAGATTTTTGCTACAACAACAGGCTTTGCGAATTACGAAGATTTAGAGTTTCGTGCAGACAACTACCTGTTCAAAACAGGCACAACAGAACGCATGCGCATCGACTCTAGTGGTGATGTTGGAATTGGCGTTACTAGCCCAGATGCTACGCTTACAGTTTCTTCTGGCAGTGCAAATAACGTAGCAAATTTTAAATCTACAGATGGCACAGCTTATATTGCTATCGCTGACAATAGTTCTACTAGCGCATTACACAACCAAATTGGCGTTATTGGCGACAATATGTATTTTGCTACTGACGATACAGAACGCATGCGGATCGACTCTAGCGGGAATGTAGGTATCGGCACTAGCAGTCCAGTTGCAGTATTAGACGTAATAGGCGGCTCTGGAAATGACAGCTTTATTAATTCTTCTTCTGATGCTGGCGTTGGTATAAACGACATTGTTGGTGGTCTTAACGCTTATTCAAGAGACGTTGGCGCCACTAGCTCAGGAGGTGTTGGGGGCGTTTATATCAAAGCTGCAACCGCATTCAACACAACTTATACGCCAACTTATATGGCGTTTCATACTCATGCCAATATAGCTAATGATGGTTCTATTTTTGGTAACTCATCAGAACGCATGCGCATCGACTCTAGCGGTAACTTGCTGGTGGGGACTACTTCTACAGCAGTATCAAGTTCAACAGGCTCTGTAACAGGTTCTGTTATCAATAACTCAGGTTTGTTTGAAGCGGCTAAAACTGGCACAGTGATGGAACTAAACCGTCTTACAGGAGACGGGACAATACTTAACTTCCGCAAAGACGGCTCCACAGTCGGTAGTATTGGGAGTTATGAAGGGACACATCTAAGAATAGGTAGCGGCACGGCTAACGTTCTTTTTGTAAATGATACTGGAATCCTACCTTCTACAAACTCTGGAGCGGCTTCAAACGGACTGCTTGATTTAGGTGATAGCGGTAGACGCTTCAAAGACCTTTACCTGTCAAACAAAGTACACCTTCAGTATCCCGGCAACAGCTACTACGGAAGAGTACAAATAGATTCGAGTAATAACTTAATTTTTGGTACAGGGCCAAGCGGCTTAGAACGCATGCGCCTTGATAGCTCTGGCAACTTGCTGGTTGGTCATACCGCAGTACCTTCAAGTGGCTCAGGTGGAAGTGCTTTTGTTTCAGATTCGTTTGATAGAAACTTTTTAAAGTTAAGTACATCTGCAACTACCTCAATAGGTCTTGTTGAGTTTGATAATCCTAATGGAATTGTAGGAAAGATAAGCACGAGTGGGTCTTCAACTATTTATGCAACCTCATCAGACCAACGCCTTAAAGACAACATCGTAGACGCACCTTCTGCTTCTGACGACATTGACGCTATCCAAGTACGTTCGTTTGACTGGAAGGCTGACGGGTCACACCAGAAGTACGGCATGGTTGCACAAGAGTTAAACACTGTTGCACCAGAAGCAGTGTCTGAAGGCGAAACCGAAGAAGACATGATGGGCGTAGACTACTCAAAGCTAGTGCCTATGATGTTAAAAGAAATTCAATCACTACGTGCAAGAGTT